GCCTGCACCAGTTGTTAAAGACTGAATGTAAGGAAGTTGTTCCTTAGGCAGATAGAATTGAGCACCTTTACGTCTAATTGATGGCATTTTATAGATTGCATCCAAGAAATTACGTGCAACCATATCGGTATATGATGTTGCAGTATTACTAGCACCATATGTAACAGTATTTGTTGCGGCGCCTAACAGTCCAGTAAATTGTGAACCATTGAATACTTGTGAATCAATCTCTTGACCCAGAGCTTCAACAACATCACGAGTAATATATGAAACTACATCATTCATAGCATCATCAAACAGTTCTCTGGTGAATTTTCCCCAAAGACCTACTCTCTTAGCTGTTAATTGTAGTGTTGATGCACCTGGCTCACTTTGTGAGGATGCAGAACTTTCATTTGCCCATGTTACTGTAACTGATGTGCCTTGTTTAGGAATATGAAGGACATTATGTGCCATTGGGAATCTACGGCAATCACGAAGAGCAACAGAAACTTCTCTTGCTTTTTCTTCTACGTTCATTGTCCATTCCTCAGGTACAAAACTACCTCCGTCATTAGCTGTTCCTTCATTCATAACCTTAAATTGATTATGATCTTTATACATAGAGATCATATCGAGTACTTCTTTTACAACTTTTTCTTTACGTCTTGCATCAGTAGGCATCATATTAGGTTGATCACTACCTTGTTTGTGAAATTTAAAACCCTTGTAAGTATCTGGGGGTCCAACTTCAACCGTAAACTTATTAACAGGAATTGCTTCCAATTTCTCAATCTTAGCTTCAAGATCAACGATTTTAGCAGCATTTGCTTCATCTTTTTCTTTATTTAGTTTATCTAGCTCTGCCTTAAGAGCTAACAGTTTTTCCTTATCCATTTGTCATTACCTCATCTATAAATAAATTTAGATCATCGACATCTGATGTCTTTTCTGGTTCATCAATAGACTTATCGTCAGATGAATCAAAGATATCTTCTAATGCTTGATCCACTATATGTAAATCCTGTGGTTCAACTACAGGAGGAACATCAAATCGTTTCTCTAATGCTTCTACTTTATTTTGAAGCAATAGAAACTTTCTTTCAATAGGATCTTTTTCAACTATATCTTCAAAGTTCTCTTTAAGATATATTTCAAAGTCCTTTACTTCTAAATCATCAACACTTCCTGTCAGTTTAACCTGTTTCAACTCATTTGCAAGAGCTGCTGGGTTAGCTGGTACAGGAACAGCTGAAATTTCAAGTAATTCTGCACTTGGGAAGTCAAATCCGCCTCGTTTTTCATTATATGAAGCTTTCTCCCAATCAGGTGCAAAACCGATTGAAAATGCTCTTAGTGCCTTAGATTTATACATTTTATAAACCATATCGGCTCTTGGGTTGATATCTGTGTCGAGAAATTCGAGTTTAAACATCAAATTGTTACCATCAACCCAAACTTTCTTAGCTGTACCCATTACATTTTCAGGAGTTTCACTTCCACGATGTGCCCATAAAAATGTAGGATTTTTTTTGTAATTTTTGAGATCCATTCCACTGACATTAATAACGTCACGATCTCTATCGCTAACCTGTTTAGATCCAACGACTGTCAATTGACGTTTATCATCATCAATTTCTTTAATCTCAATATCAAATGTTTTTATCATCGTAGTATCTCCTATACATCATTTTGTTCTAGAAAGGAACCTGTCTCTTTTTCTGATATAGCATCAATTCGAGACATTTTGGTTTCATCTAGTGGTTTATCGAATTTATTATATAAAGTACGGATATTATCCGCAATTTCTTCTTTTTCACCTGAAATTATCAAATTAACATACTTTCTATTAAAAACATTGATTGAGGTGAATTCTTTGGCGTTTTTACCAAATTCGGCGTAAATCGGTGTAAATTTGGCAATAAGGCGATCATTCTCTTGATTCCAGAACGAATCATCTATAAGACTTACATCAGTATCACATTTCTTAAGAATTTTCTCTCGTTGTCTATACAAATAGTTATGTAGGTTCTTTGAGAATGATTCTTTAAGTCTATTAACCTTTACATTCTTTGAAGCATTAGTCCAATATCCAATAGCAACTTTTTCTTCCTTGTCAAAAATGTTAGGTGTAACATTAACCATCTCTTTATCTGCAGATGAACCCTGTTGAATTTCAAGAAAATTTGTACCTACAGGAAGCATTGTCATTGGTTGGTAACCTTGATCAAGTCCTTCTTGTGCTTCAAATGGTAGTTCAAATGCCTTAATCAATATGTTCATCGGAACACCATGGTTGGCATATATGTTTACAAGGTCAGCTGTCTCCTTTGCATCATGTTTTAATTCATCAATTTCAGAAAAATTGAATTTACATGTTATGCCTGGTGCATATCTAGGTAAAAAGAAATTATTAATCATACTTTCATATCTACGAGCATATGTCTTAATAGTTTCATTCCAAAATATCTTTTTAGCTGTTCTTACGTTACCATATGTAGCTTGCTCATAAAATCCTGCCATTGGAGGTGGAACTTTATATACAGCAAGGATTCTTTCCATACTAAATGATCTCTGCTTGATATAATCCATTTCTTCTTGTGTAAGTCCAGTCTTTTTAACATCCATACCGGCATTTAGTAGTGCAACCTTATATTGTTTCGATGCACCTCGTCTTAATGCTTCCCACTCCTTAACAAATTCTTCTCTCTGCTCTTTTGAACTTTCATCATCTTCAGGCAATGTAAATACCAATGATGGATTTGCTGAATTCTGAAAGAATGCCTTTGCAAATCTTCCAGCAAGATAATCAGAATCAACATCAGTCTTAACACTATCAATTGGTGCAAGACCACGAACAGGCAATGAAGGATTTGGAAATTTGATTTGAAATACTTCATCAGCGGTAAATGGAATACGTTTAGTTCCTGAATCAAATATCCAACCAACCAATTCACCATTCTCAATAACATGTTGCATCCTAGTTGGGTTTAATATCTTTAATCCACCAGGTAATGTTGAAGTTCCAGCTAAATTACCAACACTTTGCAACGGAACAATAAAGGTTTCCCCATATAGTGCTAAATACAACGTAAGCTCTTCAAAAAACGTAAAATAGGTATGATGTGGATTTGGTTTTCTGAATAGTCTAACAATCGGAGAATCAACACCCAATTTAATATCAGACATTGAATTATAGAACTCTAAGGGAGCTTGAGGAAGGTTTTGTGATATGGTAGATGCAGCAACATAAACAATTGTGGATTGTTGATAAGGATTTGTTACACCTCCATCCAATCCATAATCTGACATTATCATCCCACGTTTCCATTGATCAGCTGTTAATGTTTTTTGTCTTGATCTTGATATAAATAAGTTAGTTATAAATTCTCTAAAAAAAGTCATAGTTTTTTATCCTGTTATGATCCCTACCGTCTTTTTACTCTTTAAGCTAAAAGTAATAGCAAGAGCATCAGCAGTATCAGGGGATCTTTTTAATCTGGATTTATATTTATCTTTTGGTTCGACTTTAAATCTACCATCCGAAGATGGAACCGCTCTACATGTTGTCAATTCTTCTATAAGCTCATCATCATCAGGAATTTGTGGTTTTTGATCTCTAAACCACTCATACATCTCCTTCCACCATTCAGATTTAGCATTATAGTTATATTTCTTCATATATGCTCTATTTGAAGCTACAGCTGGCACAATTGGTAATCCCTGCTCTCTAAGTCTATCTCCAGCACCTTTACCAACACCAATTGTATCTACATATATGCTTACTGGTCTTAATTCTTCTGGAGTTGCATAATATTCTTCAACAACCTTACCAACAACTCTCATTGTATCTTTAAATTTATATTTTTTAATATCAGGGAATAGAACTGGACCCTGTCTTTTAATTAATACAGATTTGTCATTCCCCGCACCAACATCAAGTCCCCACCGAATGTCACCTACTGGTTCCTCTGTTCTGTTGGTTGCTTCAAGAACTATCTTCATGGGGATGATTGCCTCATCTTCACGATCAGGAAATTCACCTAACACTTCAACCTTATAATGATTAGAGTCAACTCCATACATATTCTCCCAATTTTGAATAGATTCCTTTGTCACCCATTGTGATTTGATAGCTGACATATGTAATTGAGTGAATACATTTCTATTTGAAGGTTTATGTGAATCAAAGAAGAAACCAGACAGTCTCCTTGGATTTGAAACCATTAATATATAATTGTTCGTTTCAGTCAATGAACCCAATATAACTTTAAACATCTCATCCGACACTCCAGATGCTTCATCAATTATATATAGCATATTCTTAGCATGTGTACCAGCTAAGGCATCAGGATTCTCCAGTCTTGCAGTTCTTGATTGTGCAAACCATGTATGTGGATGTTCAAGATGTTTGATTCGAGATGTTTGAAATTCAAACTGATCCTTATAGATTGGATTCATTCTATCATACATCTTTCCAAGTGTTGGCCATATAGCTCCTGATATAGTACCACCAGACGGTGCAGTGATATAAACCTGACTATTAGATCGTGTACATAAGAAATGCCATATAACAATCCCAGCTGTATATGTTTTTCCTGTTCCTCTACCAGACCTAACACTTGATTTCTTCTTTGAATTATATAAACTGGTTATAACTTCTTTCTGTTGATCATCAGGGTCAATCTCAAGTACCTGTTGACTGAATAGTATAGGGTCATCATGATACAGTTGAAGTAATGCCTGTATTTCACTATCATCAACATCAATCATTCACTTCTTGCTCCTCTCCAATATAATCAGACAAATCTCTTTTAGGTTGTTTACTATTTATATCTTCAATAAACTCTACTATATTTCCATTAATAATATTCTCAAGTAAATTCTTTTCTTTAACCCACTCTTGATTAATTATTTCAAAGCCCTCATTTGCATCACCCAAGACATCAACTATACTATAACACAAAGGACAAAAATTCTGTTTAACATGTACAATACCCGAAAACGAACATAAACTACACATAATCTTATTATATTGATCTAGAGGT